CTTCATTCTATGAAGAGTTGTCACAGTCTGGTTCTAAGCTTCTTTCTGTAGACTTTAACGCTGGTCAAGGTTCTATCAGAAATGGATTAGTATCAAGTGGAAAACTAAGAGGTTTCAGCATGTACAAATCAAATAACATCGCTGCAACTTCAACTGCTACTGGCAAATGTCTAGCAGGACACATTTCATCTACTGCTACTGCTCAAACTATCATCTCAACTGAAGTCCTAAGAGACCCAAGTTCTTTCGGTGATATCGTTAGAGGATTGCATGTATATGGAGCTAAAGTCCTAAGAGACGAAGCTTTAGTATCAGCTTTCTACACAATTGACTAATATCAATTCGGGGGGTCTTCGGACCCTCCACTTTTTAAAATTTAAAGGAGAATAACATGAGTATGAAAGGAGCTGCAAAAGGAATTGCAAAAGGTTTAGCAAACGCAGCAACAGCTAAACAAAGAATGGCTGTAAAAGCTGCTTCCGGTATTTTAAAAGCTGCTGGTGTGGATAAGAAAGTAACTAAAAGAATGGATAAAGTTGCTAAAGGATTTTACAAAGGCGGTAAAGTATCTAGATACGCTAAGATGAAGCGTGAAGGTATGGCTAAAGGTGGTGTAGTACATCACAACTCTTTAAAAGATATTGACAAGTCTTACAACACCATGAAGATTAAAGGCGAAAAGTAATGGCAAAAGGAGTCAACCATTATTTAAAAGATGGAACCAAATGGACAGGTTCTTATCACAAAATGCCAAATGGTAAATTACATACCAATAAGACTCACACAAAAACAAGTAAGCCTTTATATCACATGAAAGAATTAGGTGAAAAGGCAAAACAAAAAGCTAGGAAAAGACAGTAATGGCTACAACATATCTTGATTTAACTAACGAAGTTTTAAGAGAACTTAACGAAGTGGCACTGACAGCTGGTAACTTTACAGATGCTATAGGTCTTCAAAAGTTTGTTAAAGATGCAGTTAATAAAGCTATCTTTGATATTGCAAACGAGGAACCACAGTTACCATTTTTCTCAGCAGGATTAAGCGGTTCTACTGACCCTTTTTATGGTAATGTTACAGTAGCCACAACAGCAGGTACCAGATGGTATCTATTGAAAACAGGAAGCTCTAGTATTAAAGATGACTATGCTTCCGTAGACTGGGATGATTTTTATATTACTACTATAAATGTGAGTGGCGAATCAGCTCCGTATGTATCTAAAGGTTTAAGATTTTTAAACTTAGAAGATTGGAGAAGATATTACAGAGATGGTGAAAATGCTGACGATGCAGACACTCAAGCATATGGTGAACCAAGATATGTTATAAAGTCTCCCGATAATAGGAAGTTTGGATTGAGTCCAATTCCTGACAAAGAATACAACGTACATTTTTATGCGTTTACAAAGCCAACAAAGCTTAGTGCATATGATGATGAAATAGTATTCCCCGAACAATACAGTAACGTTATAACTTCAAAAGTGCGTTACTATGTGTGGCAGTTTAAAGAAAGCCCACAACAAGCTGCTTTTGCTTTGGAAGACCACAAGAAGTCAATGCGACATATGAAATCAAATCTTGTCAATCCAACACCACGAAGCATGACAGACGATAGAGTTTATTTTTAATTTATGGCACGTTCACAACCTTATACCATATCTTGCGATGGAGGTTTAATAAATACTTCTAACTCTTTAGAATTATTAAAGACTCCGGGATTTGCGACAAAGTTAAGAAACTTTGAAGTTAATATTTCTGGTGGATATAGAAGAATTAATGGGTTTACAAAGTTTGGTGGAACTAGTGCAGTAAAACCAAATACAACTGAAAAAGTATTAGGTATTTTTGTATACGGTGATGGAGTTATAGTTTGTTCTGGAACTGATATATTTTTCAGTGAAGACGGAACTAGCTGGTTACAAATAAATAAATTATCTGCTACAGGGGGTGATAACTATACAACCTTTACAGGTAAAGCAGCTACTACAAGAACAAATCAAGGTCAGTGTACTTTCGCTCTTTACGAAGGTAATTTTGATTATGGAGAAGTTTTAATTTGTGATGGAGTGAACCAACCTTTTTCATTTAGAATGGAAGGTACAGGAGCTTTAACTACTCGAACATTTTTTACTTCGGAAATAACAGTATCAGGAAGCGTAGGTCCAACAAATGGAGTAATCCACGACCACCACTTTATTGTGGATGGAGGCTCAACAGCTCCAAATACTATCTATTATAGTGTTGATAATGACCCCGATAACTTTACTGGTGCAGGAGCAGGTAATATAGTATTATCTGACCAAATTGTAGGATTACACAGTTTTAGAGAAGATTTAATTGTTTTTTGTAAAAATAGTATACATAAATTAATTAATATAAATGATAGTGCAAATATTGCGGTTGTTCCGATAACAACTAATGTAGGTTGTTTAAATGGACAAAGCATCCAAGAAATAGCTGGTGATTTGTTATTTTTAGCACCAGACGGTTTTAGAACAGTTGCAGGTACGTCAAGAATTGGTGACGTAGAGCTTAGTACAGTTAGTAAACAAATACAAACTACTATTAAAAATATAGCTAATACTGTTTCTGATTATACAATTTCTAGTGTAGTCATTAGAGAAAAATCTCAGTACAGATTATTTTATAGTAAATCTACTGACCCAGCAGCATCTTCAAAAGGTGTTATAGGAGTTATAAGACCAAACGGTTTTCAATGGTCTGAAACATTAGGTATACAAGCAGCAGCTATAACATCTGGATTTAATGATGTAGGTATTGAAAAATATTATCACGGAGATAATAGTGGTAATATTTATGTTCACGATGCTGGTAACGATTTTGATGGAACAGCTATTGCTGCTGAGTATCAAACTCCAGATATTGATTATGGAGATTTAGGAACATTAAAAACTTTACATTTTGTAAAGATTTCTATTGGACCAGAAGGTTCGGTACAGCCAAGTTTAAAAGTAAGATACGATTACGACAGTAATACTATTCCACAACCGGAAACATACACATTAAGTAATGTTCCAGCTCCAGCGGTTTTTGGTGAAGCTTTATTTGGTACAGCAATTTTTGGAGCAACAGAACAGCCTTTTGTACGTCAAGCGATACAAGGCAGTGGACACAGTAATTTTTTTAATATAAACAGTGAGGATTCAAACGCACCTTATACAATAAATGGATTATACATAGACTATATTCCATCAGGTAGGAGATAAAATAAATGGCAAGTTATACAAGACAAAGTACATTTGCAGACGGAGATACAATTACAGCTGCTTTATTCAATAATGAATTTAATCAGCTTGTAAACGCTTTTAGTGCTACGACAGGTCACAAACATGACGGTACAGCTGGAGAAGGTCCAGTTATTGACCAAATAGGTGACTCAGGGAATACACCTGTTAATAGAGTACTAATAGATACTACGAATAACTATATTGAATTTTGGGTTGATGTATCAACTGTATCTACACAACAGTTATACATTGCTGATGGTGCAATTATTCCTGTTACTGATAACGACATTGACTTAGGTACAAGCTCTCTTGAGTTTAAAAATCTTTACCTAGATGGTACAGCTACAATAGATACTCTTACCGTTGATGAAGCTGCAACCGTTGGTACAACTCTAGGCGTTACCGGTGCTACAACACTATCAAGCACACTAGCAGTTACTGGTGCAGCTACACTTAGTTCAACATTAGCAGTTACAGGTAATACAACTGTAGGAGGTACACTTGGAGTTACTGGTGCTACTACATTAAGTTCTACACTTGCAGTCACTGGAACTTCAACTCTCACAGGTAACGTTACTGCTAGTAATGATTTATCTGTTGGAGGTAACTTAACAGTTACAGGTAACGCAACGATTTCAGGTAATCTTACATTTGGTGATGCAGATACAGACAGCATTAACCTAGCTGCTGAGATTGATTCTAATATTGTACCAAATACAGATGATACTTATGACATTGGTACAACTGCAAAACGCTGGAAAGATGCTTACATTGATGGTACAGCATATATTGATGCTATTATATTCAATGGAACTTCTATCACTTCAACAGCTTCAGAACTTAATTTACTTGACGGAGCTACGGTCACAACTACTGAAATTAATATTCTTGACGGTGATACCGCAGCTACTGCAACAACTTTAGCAGATGCTGACAGAGTTATTGTAAACGATAACGGTATAATGAAGCATGTTGCACTTACAGATTTTGAAGTCTACTTTGAAAACGTTTTAGATACTCTTGCAAGTGTTACAACTGTAGGAGCTTTAGGTGCTGGTTCGATTACATCAGGATTTGGAGATATTGATAACGGTGGCTCTGCAATTACTACTACTGGCACCATTACTTATGGCTCACTTAGTGATGGCACCATAACAATAACAGCCTTTGCAGATGAAGACGATATGGTCTCAAACAGTGCAACGCTTGTACCAACTCAACAATCTGTCAAGGCTTATGTCGATGCACAAGTCACAGCACAAGACCTTGACTTAACTTCAGACAGTGGTACTATTGCAATAGATCTAGACAGTGAAACATTAACAGTCGCAGGTGGCACAGGTATTGATACTTCTGCAACTGCAAATACTGTAACTGTTGCAATTGACTCTACCGTTGCTACACTAACCGGTACACAAACACTAACAAATAAAACACTTACAAGCCCTGTAATCAACACAGGCGTATCAGGTACCGCAGTGCTTGATGATGATACTTTTGCTACAGCTTCAGCAACTACACTAGCAACTTCAGAATCTATTAAAGCTTATGTAGATGCTAATGTCCAAAGTGCTGATACTTTAGAAGAATTAGCCGACACTAATATTACCACACCTGCTGATGCAGCTATGTTGTTTTATGATACAACTACATCAAAATGGATTGATAATGTGGTTAGTGGAGACATTACAATTGCTGATACTGGTGTTGCAGCTATTGGCTCTGGAGTTATTGTAAATGCTGATATAAATGCTAGTGCAGCCATTAGTGTTTCTAAGACTGCTTTAGTCGATGGTACAGGATTAACTTTAACAGGCGATACTCTTGCAGTAGATGCTTCATTGACTCATGTCACTGCTTTAGGAACTATTGCTACCGGTACATGGCAAGGTACAGCTATCGCAGACGCTTATGTTGCTAACGATTTAACTATTTCAGGTGGAACTATTGATAGTGCAACAACTATTGATGCGTCTGTTATTGGAGGCACAACTCCCGCTGCTGGTACGTTTACTACGCTTACAGCAAATACATCTATTACAGGCACACTAGCAACAGCTGCACAAGGTAATGTTACAAGTCTTGGTACTTTGACAGGTTTAAGTGTATCAGGCGATGCAGCTTTTGATACAAATACATTGTTTGTAGATGTAAGTGCTAACTCAGTTGGTCTTGGTACAATAACACCTTCTGCACAATTGCACATTGTGGGAACCGATACAACAAATCAAGTTATTATTGAGAATACTGATGCAGCAGCAGACACTGCACCAGACTTAATCTTGTTTAGAAATTCTGGTTCTCCAGCAGTAAACGATAATATAGGTAATATTCAATTTGATGGTGAAAACAGTGCATCAACTCAAACAACTTATGGAGCTATCCGAAGTGTTATTCTTGATGCTACAGCTACAAACGAACAAGGTAGATTAGATTTTTATACAAACCAAAGCGGAACCTTAACCGCTGGACTATCTATTACTGCTGATGGTTTGACTGTTGATGGTGATGCAGAACTTGTAGGTAATGCTCTATCGTTTGATTTTATGGAGTCAGACCAAACAGATAAAAATCTACGACTTCGTGCAAATGGCGGAGTTTTCTCAGTTCAAACACTTTCAGATGATAAGGGCACACAAACAAACAGACTACAGATTAGCCATACAACAGGCGATGTAAGTTTCTACGAAGATACAGGTACAACTCAACAATTTTATTGGGATGCAAGTGCTCAAAGTCTTGGTATAGGTACGACTAGTCCACAGCAAATGCTACACCTTGCAGCTGGAAGTTCAGTAATAAGATTAGAAGATACTGATGTTAGCTCTTATGGTGAAATAGTATATAACACCGCATCAGGTGGATTAGTTTTAAGAAGTGATGAAAATGCTGCTGCAGGTACATCAGGTAGTAATATAATTTTTGAAACTGATGGCTCGGAAACAGCTAGAGTTACTGCAAGTGGTATAACCTTCAACGGAGATACCGCAGCAGCAAACGCATTAGATGATTACGAGGAAGGTGCTGTAACTCTTACTTTTAGAGACGAATCAGGTAATACCACAACAGGTTCTAGTGGAGCATATACTAAAATAGGTAGAACAGTTATATTTACAGGAGAAGAGGCAAACGTTCCTGTAACTGGTTTAGTTACTACAGATAATATTCAACTTGATTTACCTTTTACAGCAGGAACTGGACAAACTGGTGATTCTGTTGGAACAACTTGGTGGCAAACTGTAAGTAATATTACTAATCCTGAGAGAGCAATTGTTATGACTGTTGGTGATGGTGCTAGTGAAGTTAATTTTCAACAAGTTTATACAAGCGGAACTGGTGTTAGCGTAAAAGTAAGCGACTTAAATGCTGGTGGTTTATCCGACCTTAGAAGGTTCTGTCTTGTTTATCATGTTTAATTTATATTGCGTTAAGTAGATTCTTAACGTGGACTTTATATAGGAGAAAAAAATGGCTTTAACAAAAGAAATAAAAGTAGATAAAATAGAAGTATTAGAACTTGGTAACGTGCAAGTTCGTACAGCTACAGTCGTCAAAGAGGATGACGTAGAACTTAGCAGAACTTACAGCAGACATGTTGTAAATCCATGTTGGTATAACAAATCAGATAGTACATGGAACGATACAGATATCTCAGGCGAAGACGCAGAAGTACAAGCAATCTGTAATGCTAAGTGGACAGATGCTGTTAAAACAGCTTATAAAGCTTTTCACGCACCGGAGTAATACTACATGGAACTATCAGCATACATCGTTTGGAACGTCTTTATAACGCTTGTTCTTGCTCCTCTACTCTACAGTATTAGACAGAACAGCAACGAGATACAACGTCTTGGTATATTAATTAATAAGACTCGTGAAGACCTTGCAAAAGATTATGTAACCAAACAAGAACTACGAGACGACATGACTTTGCTTATGGACCGTATTCAAAAAATTGACGAAAAACTTGACAAACTGTTTGAAAGACAGTAAAATATACATATAGGAGTAAACTATGAAACTTAAAAGACCTAATAAGTCTGGAAACCAACCTACTAATCAAGGATACCCACATCCATCACCTAAGATTTCTGGTGATGCTAACTCAGGTACAAGAGTAGGCTTCGGTGGAAACGTTGGCGGTGAAAACCCAGTGGGTGGAGCTAATAACATTTATCTAAAAGATAACGCAGGAATCGGAGGAGATTCAAACTCCGGTACACAAGTTGGCTTTGGTGGTAATGTTGGTGGTGTTAATCCAGTAGGTGGCGTAAACGATATATACCTACCTGAAAATCAAAAGATTGCTGGTGGTGCCAACGACAATATCTATCTTAAAGATAATCAAGAAGTCTAACACACATGCCCTACAAACGTGAAGGCAATACTGTCTTTGTAAAGCGTGGAAATCGTTGGGTCAAAAAGGCAGAAGCTAAATCAGCAAAAAATGCTGAAAGCATGTTACGTTTGTTACGAGGAATAAAACACGGTATGAAAACTAGAAAAAAGAAAAAGCACGGTGGTCCTATCGTTATGATATTGCTTGGTAAACTTCAAAGTAGGAAAAAGAAAAATGGAAAAGAAAAGAAAAAATAAAAAATTAGGTACGGAAGAAATTACACCAACTGTAAGAGAACGTGCAAGAGTTACTTCTGAACGTCAAGATTACCGTAACGGTGGTAGAGTTTCTTTAAGAATTGGTGGAGAGCCAGAAAATAATGACCCAAGAAGACCTCCTAGAAATCCAACTCCTTCTCCACAACCAAGTCCTAGTATCAATCCAGATGCATTAGTAGACCCAGAAGAAAGACAAAAAAGAATTGAAGAGACAGCACAACGAGTAGAGACTGCTGCAGAAGGAGAAGTACCTGAAGCTGCTGTTATTCCAAAAGCCGAACAAGTTGGTGGTAAATTCACTCAAAGAAAAACAACTATGGCAGCTCCTACTGAGGTAGATGTCACAAAGGCTAAAGCTGTAAAAGATGAACAGGTTGCTAAAGCCAAAGCAGTAAAAGCAGCTGCACCAGAAGAAATGGAAGCAGCTACAATGAGAGCAGCAGAGGTTTCTCCAAAAGTTAAAGTAGGAGTAGCAGAAGGAGAAATAGGAGAAGACGAATTAGCAAAAGCTGCGGGTGTTGAAAGAGTAGAACCTATTGAAGGAGTTGAAGTAGACATTGAAAAAGGAGCTTTAGCTAAAAGAGTAGTAGGCACATTATCACCACAGGCAAAAGCTACAGCAGCAGAAAATGCTGGAACAAGTTTAGCAAGAGTTACTAGAGCTAAAAAACAACTTTCAAAAGCTGGACTAAGCGATGCAGATATTGCAGAACTTGGTAACGACCCAGAAGCTTTAGAAGATAGGTTGGCAGATTTTAGTGAAGAAGAAAGAGGTTTAATTGCTGGATTACCTGAAGAAGCTTTAGTATCTAATCAGATTGACAGTTTATTAGCAGGTATTGAAGAGGGAGAAGTTCCTGTGTGGGCAAGACCTGCGGTAGCATCAGTTGAAACTATGTTAGCCAAAAGAGGTTTAAGAGCTTCTAGTGTTGCTAGAGATTCTTTACTTAATACTATTATTCAAGCAGCGTTACCTATTGCCCAGTCTAATGCTCAAGCCATACAGTCTAGTGTAGCTCAACAAAAAAGTATTGAGGCACAAGCTGCGGAAGCAGATGCACAGAGAAGACAACAAACAGCACTTAGTAACGCTGATAAAGTTTTCCAATTAGACATGGCTCAGTTCAGTGCTGACCAACAAACAGCTTTATCAAACAGTAAGTTTTTACAAACAGTTAGTTTAACAGAAGCAGGTTACGACCAACAAGCAGTAGTACAGAATGCTACGTTAATGTCACAAGCTAATTTAGCTGAAGCTGATTTTTATCAGAAAGCTCAAATACAAAATGCTCAAGCATTCTTACAAATGGATATGGCTAATCTTAATAATCAACAACAAGCTAATGTTTTAAAAGCTCAACAAACTCAACAAAGATTATTAAGTAATCAAGCTGCACAAAATGCTGCAAGACAGTTTAATGCTACAAGTGAAAATCAAATACAGCAGTTTGCAGCAAATTTAAATACACAAGTAAGTCAGTTCAATGCAAGTCAAATGACAGCAGTAAGTCAATTCAATGCTACACAGGCTAACGCTGCTGCTGCTAGAGATGCACAAAGAGAAGCAGATTTAAATAAGTTCAATGCTCAGTTAGTTACACAGGTTGACCAGTTTAACAGTCAACAAGACTTTGCAAGGAATCAATGGAATGCACAAAACGCAGCAGCTGTTGAAGCTTCTAACGTCCAGTGGAGACGACAAGCTAATACAATTAACACAGCTGCACAGAATCAAATCAATATGCAGAATGCCATGAACGCATTTAATTTAAGCTCACAATCAATGGCTTTCTTATGGCAAGAGTTACGTGACCAAGCTGACTTTGATTTTAGAGCTGTTGAAAATGAAGAAAACAGAGCTGCTCAGATACTTGCAACTGCGATTGCTAACGAAGGTAAGGCTGGTGAAAATTATGATGACTCAACGCTATCATTAATTTCACAATTAGTCAGAAGTTTTGGAATAGGATAAAGCTATGGGATTTTTAAGAAAAAAGTTTAAACAAATTAAAAAAGGCGTTAAAAGCGTAATTGGAAAGGTTGGTAAAGTTTTTGATAAGCTTGGTCCAATTGGTACCGTAGGATTAATGATGGCAATGCCTTACGCTGTTCAAGCTATACAGGGGGTGTTTAGCGGGGGAACGGCAGCAGCTTCGGCATCACAAGCAGGTGTTGGTTTGACTGAAGCAGCTGGAGAAAAATTAGCACAGGCTGCAACAGAAAAAGTAACTGAACAAGCTACCACAAAATTAGCTGAACAAGCTACAACTCAATTAGCTGAAACTGCTACAACAAGTGCGTTGGAAACTGGTGCTGGTAATATGGCAAAAGCTGCATTAGACACTAGCAATGTTATTGTTGATAACACTGTTTCTGGAACTTTAGATAAATTGGCAGATAATAGTATTACACAATTAAAAGGTAAAGTAGATTTATCAAGCGTTACTGCTAAAGTTGCAACTGAACCTACTCGTACTTTTGCTCAAGCCACAGGCGATTTCTTTAGAGACATAGGAACAGCTTTAAAAGATCACTATACGGATTTATTAAAACCTGAGAGTATTACCGAAGGTGCTGTAGATTTAACAACTGGATACGTAGAGTCACAGGTACTGACAGGTGCTGGAAAAGCTTTAGGTTTAATTGGTGATGAAGATGTATCAATTCCTAGGGGTGGACAGGTTATTAATCAGCCTACCCAAGAATCTGCTCAGTCTTATTATATGCAAGAAGTAGCACCTATGATAAGTCAAACAACTGGACAACAATATAATAGTTTTCAAAATTTAAGTCAACAAAATTTATACGGTAATGTAACTCCTGATTTTTTAGGAGCATTTAGTCAGCCTTTATTTACTCAAAATATTTTACCGTTACCAAGTGTAGCATCAAATGTAGGATAAAACATGATAGAATTAACATCAGATAAATTAGCAAGACAACAAAAAGGTTTAGATTTAATATCTAAATTTGATAGAGCTATACCCGGTCAGTCTTTAACCAATGATCCTGAACAAAAATATGCGTGGGAGCAACCTTCACAGTTTTCAACTGTTAAAGAATGTCTAATGTACATATATGATAATTTATTAGAAGAAGATGCTTTTGATAATTTAACTACTGCATTATCTAGGGAAGTTCCTATCTTTGATATAGCTTCTGCTATTTTATACACAGGATTTTTAGAAGGTAAATGGAATCCTGATTTAATGTTGTTATTAGCAGAGCCTTTGACATATATGATTATGTCTATTGGTGAAATGTACGGACTAGAATCAGATGAAATGGTTTTGTCAAGTGATGATAATCCATCTGTCGATGACCCAGAAACACAAATGAAAACTTTTCAACAAGCTATGGGAAAAGTAAAACTTTCGACAATGGAAAATAATTTTAAAAAAGAAAATAGTTTACCTAATGAAATAAAAGAAAAATTAGAAAAAATGCCCGAAGTAAAAGGGCTTTTAGACAAAACAAAGGATGAAGCATAATGGCAAGTTTATTTGAACTACTTCAACAAAATACTAAAAGTACGAATCAAGATTCTTTACTTGATAGAGGCACAGGCTCATTTAGGGATTTAGCTGGGCAGATACTTGGTTCTCGAAAGAAAAAAGAAAAAAAAGCTACAAAATATTTAGCAGGTGCTTTGTTTCTTGGTTTAGGTGATATACTCACACAGAATAAAATGCAAAAGAAATTTGATGCTTTTACGCAAAACGATACTGTGGCACGTTCTAAAATTAAACAAGAGTTTGAAGACTACACAAACTTTATGGCTAAACATAATACTTACACAACTGGTGGACAAAGAAGTTGGGAAGAGGGATTACGTTTAGATATTATGAATAAGTATGGTAATTTATCTGAAAATAAAATTCAAGAAGCTTATCAACAAGAAGCAGATAATTATGCAAAATTATTAGATAGATATACTACTGGTAAATTTGAAGGAAGTTTAAAAACTAAAAAAACTTACGAAGAGTTATTAGCTCCTTATGAAAAAATAGCATCAAAAGCTAAACGACAATTAAATCCTGAAAATGCTGGGTTCTTAAAAAATGTATTTGGTAATGTGTTAGGAATTAGAGACAGTGCTGATGAAATTTTAGAAAAAACAGAAGCTGAAACTCAGCAATATTTAAATTCATTTAATGCTGCTGTAGCTAAAACAACTGCTAAATATGATATACAACCTAATGAATATTTAACAAGTGCACAGCAGTATAATAATACAGTAGCTGAATTAAAAAATAAAGCAGCTAGTAATAAAAATTTAACTGTAGCAGATGTTGAAGAGATGTACCAGTATGGGATTAATCCTTCAGGAATACCTGCGTTAAAAGATATTCAACAAACACAAATTGGTGATTTTATGGAAACATTTACAAAAGTAAAAGCTATAAAATCTTGGAGACCAGATGCAGACCCCACAGATTTTTTAACTGCAAAAGAAAGAGATTTATACGATGTAGCTATGGGAATTACACGTGATGAAATAAATGCAAAAGATGAAATTACTGATGAGTTTAATAGAAAAGCAGTTGTTGCTTCTATTAATACGAAAATGGGAGAGGATTCAAAAGGTTTAAAAGGTGATTTAGCTTTATTAGATGGAGATTTTGGAACTGATGGTACCGATGCTACTGGACAATCTTCAGTATTTATATCAAATGTAATTCGAGGAGCAGTAGTTCTTCAGAATAAATATGATATGGGCGAAGTTGAAGCTTATGAAAAATCATTTAATATGCAATTAAAAGGTATAAGCAAAAATACTGGTGGTAGCGAAGAAGACACAAGCCGGTGGTGGTTTGTTGGAGATAGAGCTACTCATTCAGTTGAATATGTAAATCCAGACGTAGAAAATTTACCAATTCTTCCTGAGACTGCACAACAATATGCTGATAATTTAAATCAATATAATTATATGCAACAAAATAAAAGCTACACTGATGAAAATGGAATAGAGCGAAATATGGTTCCAAAACAAGATAAGAAGTTTACAGTTGCAAAAGAAGGTTTTGAAATTGATTTTATAGCTCAACAAAAAGATAATGAATTTGTTTGGGTTCCTTTTGTTACAATAACTCAATAGAATTTTATGACAACAGCAGCGGATTTTGACAAGAAAAAATATAAGTCTGATTTTTCAATAGGTACGTATACGCCTTCAAAAAAGTATACCTTATCAGACTTAAGAAAAGACCAAGAGTTCAACAAAGTTACTGAAAGATTTTTAGAATCGTTAGGTGAAGGAGAAACGCCAGACGACTTGTTTGAATATTTCAGAGGCTCGGATTGGAATTTGGGCGATGCTATGGAGGTATATAGTAAAAGTAAAAAATTTACTCCACAGCAAAAATCAGACTATCAATATCTACGTAGTAAATTTGACAATGCTTCATTAGGAGGTTTTAAAGATTGGGCACTAGCTGCTGGTGATATAAGTTATGAAATGGTTACAGACCCTACTATGTTGGCTAGTTTGTTATTGGTTCCTTGGACTGGCGGTGCTTCAGCAGCTACTAGAATTGCTTCAAGTAAAGTTGCTCAAACAGCTTTAAAAAAATTAGCAAATAAAGAAATTGCTGAAGGTGTAGCTAAAGGCGTTGCAAAAATTCCGGGGCAAAAATTAAAAGCACCTTTAAGTAAAAATGCTCAAACAGCTTTGGCAAGTACGGAAGGATTTATATATGGAAGTACAAATAATTTTGCACAGCAAAGTATAGATGTAAACACGGATAGACGAGAAGATGTTAATCTAACAGAAACCGCTGCGATTGGAGCATTAAGTGCTGCTGCTCCAGTGTTGTTTAGAGGAGCCGGTGCTGGTATTTCAAAATTTGGTAAGTCTGTACAAGAGAGAAGAGCTGCAAGAATTGATGGTAATGAAGATTACAAAGGCGGTATATTTGATAAAGGAATTGAAAAGTTTGATGAAGTTGTAGATGCAGTAACACCTAACATTAGAAAGCTTTCAGCATTTGTAAATAAACCCACAACAAAGTTTGTTGAAAAGATGAGAGAAAGTGAAAAACTTGACAAACTTATAAAATTATTTAGGTATGATACAGATAGAAGTATTACTGCTAAAGGATATGATTTAGCTCAAGAAGTTTCAGAAAGAAGTTTTTACGAGCATGTTAATAGCATGGTTGGTAAACGAAGCGAACAATTAAAAGCTATTCTTGACCCTCTAAAAACCAAAGGGAAAATCATGGTACCAAAACTTGGGTCTAGAGATGCATTTTTTAAAATTCCTTTTAAAGATGCACCCAAAGCAGAAAAGGAAAGTTTTTTTAGATATCAAAGAATAGACGATAATACTAATGATGCATTGGCATATTATTTAAGGACAGGTCAAAATACTGTCAGAGTTGGTAAAGAAAATATATCGTTAGAAAAAGCTTTTAATCTTACAGATAAAACAACTGACGATATCGTAAAAGCCGGTACAGATTTAAGAAAGCTTCTAGATGATATTAGAAATGATGCTGAAAGCAGTGGATTAGAAATTGGATTTATTAAAAATTATTTACCTAGAGGTTTTTCATATGGCGAAGTAAAAGCTGAAATACGTAATTTAGAAAAAGGCATTGAAGGAAAACTTGTCAAAGAATTAAAAGAAAAAGAAGGTTTAAAAACCAATCAAGAAGTTATTGATTTACTAACAGAGATAATTGACCCAAGTGTTGTAACGGGTAAAAGTTATGTTGAGTTAGCTACGCTTGGTAAAGGTGGTGCAAGGGCACCTGCGTTTGAAAAACGTGTTCCCGGTTTAACAAAGGAAAGACAACTTACTAATATAGATGAAAATAATATTTCAGAATATTTAGATAATAATGTAGAAAGTTTATTAGGAGATTACATACATCAAGCATCTTCTTTCATAGAGCGTAAAAAATATTTAGGAGAGGATTTAGATGAATTTGTAGAAAGATTTATTAAGCCTATTCAAGATGATTTAAAAGCTAAAGGTAAATCTTTGACATCTTCAGAATTAAAAAGTTTAGAAAATATTTATCTTGTTACAACTGGACAAGTAAAACAAATTGATAATGCATTTTTAAGAGCTGCTAGTGATGTAGCACTTGTAGGAAACCAATTAGCATTATTACCATTTGCAACCATTACAAGTTTTTCAGAGATTGCGGTTCCTTTGGTTAGAGGAGCTGGGAAAAAACTTACTCAGAAAGGCGAGACAGAACTTGACAAAGGCGGTGTACGTATTTTATGGGAAACTGCAAATGATTATAGAAAAATGTGGTGGAATGATGTTGTCAAAAAAGATGTTGCTGATGCTAGACCTGAAAGTTTAAAAGAATTAAATAGATTTAACAGGGCTGTCAATAGAGCAAATGAAGATAGGTCACTTGCTATGTATGGTCAAGGATTCAGCAGAAGAGCAACTCAAGCACAGAACAAATTTTTTAAATTAAATATGTTGCACGACTGGACAAGATTTGTTCAGCTTGTATCTTTCAATGTTGGTAAGTCTAAAATTTACGATAACTTATATGAATTATCTACAAGTAAAACTTTGAATAAAACTAAACGTACTAGACTAGAAAACGAATTAAAAGAATTGGGCGTTAATGTTGATGATGGTATTAAGTGGGTACAAGGTGGGGGAAAGCCAAGCGGTGTTTTTTACGATGAGCAACTTTTACCAAGTGCTGCACGTTATGTAGATGAAGTTGTTATGAACCCTACAGCTGCTGCTAACCAAAAACCATTGTGGCATTCTATGCCTTCAACAAGATGGGCATTTGGATTGATGGGATTCCCTACTGCTTTCAGTAATACTGTATTAAAAAATGCAATACGAGAAGTTTCTAAAGATGTTAGGGGTAAAAACATTGATGGTATACCAAGAGCTATAGGAGGAACTACAGCTATGATTGGTATTGCTATGTTTGGTAATACTCTTAGAACAGGCGGTAAAAATTTAGAAGACATAGAAAGTGGCGAAAAAGATATTGGAGACGAAATTAAAGATGCTGCTATTAGAACTGGATTACTAGGACCAACTGAACAATTATATAGAACACAGAAAGGCTTAGAATACGATAATTTTGCAAGGTCTATTATTCAAAGGTTTACAGGTCCTGCGGTAGATGATATATTTAGATTTTTTGATGACTGGACAGGTCCACTAAGTTTTGCAGTTGATGAAGCTCCGGGCATTGCAGCACTAAGAAGTCTAGACCCTGAAGGATATAAAGCAATTAAAAAAGCTGCAAAAGATGTCGATGATTCACTAGGATTGACACGAGCAAAAAAACCTAAAGTAGAAAAACCTGTAGAAAATATCCCACTATTCGCAACAGGAGGTCTAGTAGAAGGACCTGATGTTGTCCCATATACAAAAGAAGACCCTGCTGATAGAGTTGACCCCTTTACAGGTTCTCCCTATTCTGAGCAAATGGATAGACTAGGTTTTAAAAAGGGTGGCTATGTGATTCAAAAAGGTGATACACTGTGGAGTTTATCTAAAAAGTTTGGTGTAAGCATTGATGAATTGTTAAATGCTAATAAAAATATTGAAGATAGAAATGTTATATTTGCTGGACAGGAATTAAATGTTCCAACTAAAACGAAACAGGAAGATAAAAAAGTAAACAATATACCTGCTGAAGATTATAAAAAATTACAAAACATTAAAAAACAATATCAAGAACGTGGTCAAGAAAGTTCATCTGACACTTTGGTAAATGTCAAGTCTGAGGTGGCTAAACAAAAATTACAGCAGGTTACTTCTAAAAATGAAAAACCAACTCAAAGGGAAAGACTGCTACCAATTAATGCTAGACAATTTATATATGATGTGTTTGGTGGTGATGAAGATTTAACCGAACAAGCATTAGATTTAGACGAATTAAATGCCTTAAAAGAGGTTGTAAAACGAGCTAAAAGTAGAAACTCTAAAATAATTGAATATAAAGATTATGCTACAACAAAAGAGGGTAACCAATACATGGATGTTGGAGGTGTTGGAAGTGGAGCAGTAGATGTTATAAAACGTTCTTTTGAAAATCCTAGTTATGCATTAAAAACAACAATAGGTCAAGCTAATTTTTATGAAGATTCTGATGGCAATACTATTATTGAAGACCAATATAATTTTAATGATGCTGATACAAAAAGAGATTTTAATACTTTTGTAAATGATATGAAAACAATTATTAAAAATCCTTTAAGTTATGCAGGTTTACGTAAAATGGGTACTTACTTGGGAAGTGGTTCTGGTAGTGGAAGTAAAGTTAAAATTAATTTAGGTAAACTATGATTGAATCGTTTTTTTATTGGTGTGTAGATGTATTATATTTTATAGGTAATACTACAGGTATAGGATACTATTGGGCAAACATTTTAATTTTTGTAATTTTACAACCTGCTTTAATTTTACTATTCCTGTTCTTATGGTTAAAAGAGAAAAGAAAACAATGAATAAAGAATTATGTAAAGCTGAAATAAAGAGACACGAAGGTGAGGTTTTGGCAATCTATGAAGATAGTCTAGGCTATAAAACTCTTGGTGTTGGACATCTATGTCAACCTAGTGACCCTGAATATGGATGGGAAATCGGCA